ATAGGCGACCCTGGCAAGATCAAGATGCTGATGCAACACAAAGCAGATAAGCCAATAGGCCGCATGCAAAAGTTTAATAAAGCAGAAGATGGCATCTACGCTAGCTTTAAGATTAGCGCAAGCATGCAAGGATCAGATGCGCTAGTACTAGCAGCAGAAGATCTAATCTCAGGTATGTCTGTAGGTGTAGAAGTAATTAAATCATCACAGAAAAAAGATTATATCTATGTAACCAAGGCACAATTAAAAGAAGTAAGCCTTGTGGAATCACCAGCATTTACAGAAGCGCAAGTAACTAAAGTTGCCGCTAGCGAAGGCGAAGCGGATGCAACAATCCAACCAACTACGGAAAGTGAGGCACAAGTGGACAACACCACCGAGCCAACAGCAGTACCAGTGGTAGAGGTTGCTCCAGTAGAGGCTGCACGCCCAACAATAAGTGCATCATTCTATACAGAGCCTCGCTCACCAATTAAGACACAAGCTCAGTACTTAGAGCATTCAATCAAAGCAAAGTTAGGTAATCAAGATTCTAACGAGTGGGTATTACATGCAGAAGCAAAAGCATCTAAAATGCTTACAGCTGCTGATGATGACTTTTCAACTAACCCAGCATTTTCACCAACAATCTTCTCACCACAAATAGTAGATACACTTATTGGATCACGCCCAACTATCGATGCAATCGGTACTCGTGCAATTCCAGCATCCGGGATGACCATAAGTCACCCAAAAATTTCTACGAATTCTAGTGTTTCTGACACGAACGAAGGTGCAGCACCATCTGAGACAGGTATTGTTTCTGCATACGTAAATGCAACTGTTAATAAGTTTGCAGGCATGCAACGCTACTCAATAGAGTTATTAGAGCGTTCATCTCCAGCATTCTTCCAAGCCATGTTAGAAAACATGACACGTGCATACAACAAGGCAACAGATGCAGCAGTAATTGCAGAATTAACTGCTTCTGGCACACAAGCTACATCAGTAGCAGCTTCTTCTAACGGAATTATTTCATACGTTTCTACAGAAGTACCAGCTGCTTATTTAGCAACAGGTGAATTACCAACAGCTTATGTTGGTGGTACATCACAATGGTCTTTATTGTTAGGTGCTAAAGACAGTTCTGATCGCCCTATTTACAATGCAATTCAACCAATGAACGCAGCTGGACAAGTTAATCCACGTTCACTACGTGGCAACGTGCTTGGTTTGGATTTCTATGTAGATGCAAACGTAGTAAGCACAACTATTGACGAATCAGCATTTATTATTGTGCCGTCATCAGTCGTAGTTTACGAATCACCAATTCTACGCCTAAGCACAAACGTAGTTACATCTGGTGAAATTGAAACAATGATTTACGGCTATCTAGCAACTAAAGTATTAGTAGCTGGTGGAGTTCGCCGATTTAACCTAACCTAATAAGTTAGTTAATTTAATAATCCTCTAGGGTTTAGTAGCCCTAGCCCTAGGGGAGCTTTTTAAGAAAGGACACTATGGCAGCTGCAATGGTAACAATGGCAGAGTTACGCAGTAATTTAGGTATTGGCACTTTATACAGTGACGCTACAGTGGAAGAGTGCTGCCAAGCGGCAGAGGATTTAATACAAGGCTATTTATGGCACAATGATGCACCAGTAATTGGCTCATCAATTAGCAATAACACTGCATCATTAGTGCTTGCGAATCCTGGCATATTTGTAGTAGGTCAGAGCATTACAGTGTCTAATTGTGGCTCTACCTATAACGGCACTTACACATTAACTGGCGCGTTCCCAGGATCGACAGTGCCTGCAACAATCGGCACAGCATTATTTACACAATTACAATTTAGCAATTACCCTACAGGTTATTCTATTATTCAGTACGCAAAAACAGCTTCAGACGATCCATTTCACTTTATCAAACCATACGGCCGAGCCCTTGGCCCAGAGCATAAATCACAAGCTTACACTGCGACTCCTGCCATAAGAGAAAGTGCCATGATAGTGGCCGTTGACATCTGGCAATCCAGACAAGTCTCTCAGACTGGTGGGGTAGGTATGGATGGGATCACTGCAAGCCCATACAGAATGGGTTATCAGCTGATTAACAGAGTGCGTGGTCTCATCCAGCCGTATTCTAGTCCTAACTCACTGGTCGGCTAATGCCAGCTGCAAT